TCTTGGCCATCTCAATCTGGTTCTGGATCTGGCACAGCTTCACCATCAACTTGTGCGGAAGGACCGTGTCCTGTATGCAGTAGTCAGCAACCTCCCCGAGGCGCTTGGGGTCGCCCTCCAGGTATCGGCTGAAAATCTCCTTGACCGGCATGTCGTTTTTCTGGTCATTCAAAAAGTGTTTGGAGACGTTGTTCAATGAGTATGACTCGAGCTTGTGCTCGCGCTTGACGTCCTGGAAGAGGTCGAAGACGTATCGGCCCTTCATTGGAACCATCTTGAGCTCGTTGTTGCCGAGCGCACTCGAACTCAGGTTCTTCTCTACCAGCTCGATGACCGCACCCTTCACGCGACCCCAGACCGGGCTCAGTCCACAATGAACCGTCGCGCGAATCAACAAGTACTCGAGGTCAAAGCCAAAGATGTTCCAGCCCGTGATAATGTCAGGATCGGTCTTGATCAAGTATTTCTCGAAAGCTTTGAGGAGTTCCTTCTCCGTCTGGAAACTCTCGCAATCGGGCGCGTCCGTCTGTTTGAGGCACAGACACTTGCGTTCGAGAGGTTCTTGACTCCCAAAGGCGCCGGTCGTCATGCCAATCTGGAACACGACATCCGCGGGCCTCTTGGCGTCCGGGAAACCGCCCGTGCTCGAATAACACTCAATATCGAAGGACATAATCTTGAGAGGCGAAAAGTCATCGCGGTCCAGAGGTGTGATGAAGCGCCAATTCGGTGCCCACAGGTTCACCTCGCAGGTCGACTCCATGTCGGGTTCGCAGATGCCCGGGTCGATCCAGCCAGTCGACTTGATTCCCGAGCAGTGCATGAACCGCAGAACCGGGTCGATGTTTCCTTCGTAGACGCGACAGCCCCTCAACTCTTCGTATTTTACGTTGTCCACACAGTACACGCAACTGCGGAGCGCCCGGTGACTCTTGAACTCGACGCGGAGGAAGGGGGAGAGCTTGCCGTCCTGAAAGCCCCAGAGATCCTTGCCGTCCTTGCGTTCACAAGAGGCGAGGCCCCGCCAGAACTGCGTACGGATGAAGGAGCGTAGGCCGTCTATTTGGGCACCGGGTGGAGGTTTGATGTAAAAGTAGGGGTTGAAGGTCGTCCCCAAAGAGACGGACTTTCCATTTTCAGCACGACCGAAGATACGGATAGTAAATTGGTCGTCCTGGTCTTGGCCGTCCCAAGCGACCGCTTGGAAAGCGTCCATTTAGTTATTTAGCCATTATTTTCCTTAAGGCTTCCATGTGTTTGAGTTTTGTATCGTACGGCAGACCAAAGCAACAGAAGTGGTTTATGAGAATATTTTTATCCGGAGATGCACCTGGTGCCATCAGGTGCACAAAGTCTTTGATGTCGTATCGAATGTTTCCTTTCAGGTTGAAATAGTGGTTGAAATACGGCTGGTCTGCGAAGTTTTTGGTGCACCTCGGAGTCTTGTACAAGTTTTCAAAATCATTTTTTATTATTTTGGATGGCCTAAATGCAAAGTGGCCGCTGCAGACGACGTAGATGCCATTCCGTTCAAAGTGTTCGAGAGTCGACTTGGTGTACGGAGAGTCGACCCTTGAAAAGTGATGGTGCGTATGAAACGAATTTTCCTCGTGCTCGGGTTTTACATATAGAACGTCCTGTTCGGTCACTTTGGTGAACAGGGGGTGGAGACTTCCGGTGACGACTATGTCACAGTCGAGATATAATACGTTGTCGTACGTCGAAATGGGCGCCGAGAATACATTGAACCGCTCGAAACAAAAGTCGAACAGATTATCGGGCATTTCGTTCGTATGAACTTTCACTGGCAGATGTTCCACGTACTTTTTATAACTCGGCGCGCATATTACCAAAATATCCACGTCGTCATTTTCTGAAAACGTGCGTATGGAGTGTACGCAGGTTTCGAGAAGTTTTGAATATTTCGGGTCGCCACCAACCACGAAATATACCAAGTTTCTCATTTTGTTTATGTAATAGTAAAGTCTCTAAACCCCCGTGACCGCATAGCCTGTCGATCCAAACCCGGCATCCCCGCGCTGGGTCGTTGGGGTCACCGTGGCCTCGACCTCAACCACCTCGGGAGTCACGCACTGCTCCAGGATCAGCTGAGCGATGCGGTAGCCTGGGCGGATCACGAACGGCTGGTTCACGTCGAGGTTCTGCAGGACCACCTTGATCTCTCCGGTATAGTCAGGGTCGATGACGCCGGCCAGGGTGTCCAAACCGTGCTTCACGGCCAGTCCACTGCGAGGCGCAATACGTCCATAAGTTCCTGGCGGGAGCTGAATTGTGATGCCCGTCGCGACGACCACGCGACGGCCTGGTAGGACGACATAGCTGTCAATGCTGAATAGGTCATAACCAACCGCACCGGGCGTGGCACGGGTTGGCAGAATTGCAGAAGGAGTAAGTTTAGTAACATTGAGCGCCATTGTATCATTTAAAAGGGTCGAAGCTTTAAATGATATATGTGCGCATACAAATCGCTCCTTATCGACATCGATGGCGTCATTGTGCGCGACAAGCTCCTCATGAATCACGTCAATGAAAACTGCGTCAAATACGTCCGGTCCAAGATGCCCGAGTGCAAGGACCCGCGGGCCGTCAACCGCATTCTGTACATGACCTGTGGACACACGGGTCGCGGTCTCCATAACAATTTTGGAATTGACGTGAGCGATTTCAACGAAAAGGTGTACGATGCAAAACTCATGGACCATTTGTGTGAGGTCCTCTCCACTTTCGAGTTTCAGGAGGAGGCGAAGCACATTCACGAGTGGACCAAGAATTATTGGAAGGTGACGCTCTTCACGAACGCGCCGACCATCTGGGCCGGGACGGTCGCCCGTGCAATCAGCGACGAGGTCTATATTCGGGCCGGACCCGAGAACGTGATGTCAGGTCCATTGAAGCCCGATGCATCCGCGTACGCCGACTTTTCAAAGACGTATACGAACATTTTCGTCGACGATTCGCTCAAGAACCTTGCGACGACGCGGTGGATGCCGAACTGGCACCCGGTTCACTTTAGTCAGGAGCCGGCCGAACCGAGGGCGTGGTGCCCGACGGTCAGCTCTCTCTGGGAGCTCGGGCTGTTTCTGAACTCGGTCGAGAAGTCTTCTTAGCTCGGAACGGTCGCACTCGCGGGCGTCTTCAAACAGGAGGTCCGTATAGAAATATGAAGCCCCCTCCTAAAAGGACCGATATGAGAGTCATGGACGCAATGACGAATTGCCATTTGGACACCTGTTGATACTGCTGGTTAATGGGAATGGGTATAATTGTGTGCGTAGGCTCCTCTGCACGGGGTGTGGGAAGATCAGCTCGGCACAACGGACACTTTGGAATATAACATTGAATGTGCACATGGTTTTTACAACATCCAAGTTGCACAATAGTTCCTATGAGAGGCTCGAGACACACCGGACATTCATCCATATATATATTATCAACCAAGTTTTAAAGACTGTGAACCCTTGAACACCAAATGATCAGTCCTGCTCTTTGCAAGGTTTGCCTGTACTACAACCCCGGCGACAAGACGTGCGGACGATCCGTCGTTGCCGCCGCTCCAGGAAAGCTCTATCACGACTACGCCAAGATTGTGCGTTATGACGCGAAGCGGTGTGGTCCCAAGGGCAAGTGGTTCGACCCGTTGATGGGCCCCGGTGGCCTTTCCAAGACGCCCGTCGAAGAGCTCTTCGAGTCGTTTGATATGTAAATCAGGTGTCGCATGTGACACCGCCGCGCAGCGGCAAACAAGTCCTTCGGACTTGTCCTAACAAGAAAAAACTTGCATACTATAAATGTTCAAGAGCGTGGCGACACTCCTCGTCATTCTGCTCGTGGTGAATGTAATCTTCAGCGCGTTCCTTTATTCATGGGTCACTGACGAAGACATTACAAACCTGCCAAAAAAGCCCAGCGAACGGTTTATGGCACTCTTTTATTACACGGTGACGACGTCGACGTCGACAGGCTATGGTGATATCGTACCAAAGAGCACACGCGCACGTGTCGCATCCATTGCTCTCCAGCTGATCATGTTCTCCTTGGTTGTGAAGCGCATTCTGGAAAAGTAGACGTGAAATGATTTTCTTGCATAAA